TATGCTTATGATGGCGACTATACTTGGCTTAAAATGAACCAAGAATTAGAAGCTATTAAATTTAAGCAGAAAGAAAGAGAGTCATTACTTAAAACTATTAAAGACCCATTGGTTGACCCAGAGACTGGCGAGATGATTTACCCAGCTCCTAAGTATAGTACAACCACATTTAAAATCTCATTAAAGAAATAATATGAACCAACCAACAATGAACAATGAGCAGTTTGCTCTATGGGTAGCTTTAAGTAGCGGAATGGATAGTAATTTGTTTGAAAGAGCAGATACTTTATTGACCTGGCTTAATAAAGACATCAAAAAACCTACAACACCTATTACGCCTAAAGGCAAATAGTAAACTTATACCACCTCAAGAAATTAAATATTTTTAACCAGATAGTAATTACGGGAACTTGGGGTGGTTATTTTAATCTTTACTTATGAACAAAACACTAATATTTATCTATGAATTAGTTAAGTTTATACTAATTTCATTGCCCTTAGCATTTACAATACTATTTACAGCAAACCTTATTTACGAATTAAAACGCATTATTAATGGGATTAGATTTAGAACCAAGAGGATTCGAGAACTCTATTAAGGTTAGAATGATTTACCTTGATAACAAAGAAGAAGAGCAATTTATATCCATAGCAGCAGCAAACAGAAAGACCAACATTAACGCACAAGCAATACGAGAAGCACTTAACCCACTACAAAAGAAAAGATTTACCTATCAAAATCGATTAGTAGTGTTTCGTATTAAAAAATAACCTTATGTCACAATTTTACACAACAATAATTCATCCTATAAGGAAGCACTTTAGCTTGTCTTGTAACGATTACTGCGTATTAGATACGATTATGCGTATGCAGAATAATGAATCGCATTGGTGCTATATGTCTAAAGATACCATGGCAAACGATTTAGACCTATCAAAACAAGCCGTTCTTAATATTATTACTAAGTTGGTAGAGAAAGAACTTATAGTCAAAAATCCAGCCACTAAACACCTTAAAGTTTCAGTATTGTTTTTAGAGTATTTAAACGACTACAAAAAGTTTACCGATGGTAAAGAAACTTTACTTGAACGGTCAAAAAACTTTACCGAAACTGGTAAAAAAACTTTACCTAACAATAATACTAACAATAAGAATACATTTATAAGGCCTACTGCTGAACAAATAAATGAATATTCTAAGGAAATTGGTTTTACTTTAGATGGCTCACAATTTATAGACCATTACGAAGCAAGAGGATGGTTAATAGGTAAAAATCCTATGAAGGATTGGAAAGCAGCAGTAAGAACATGGAAAAGAAATAGTAATCAGTTTACACCACAACAAACACAAACCACTAAAATCAGCTTAAAATGACATCAAAAGAAATAGCAAAGGAATTAATGGATTCATACTCATTATCTTATGGTAGTAATCAAAAATGGGAGGCTAAAAACTATTCATTAAAAGTCTTACATATTATGGCTTTAGCAAATGAAATGAGTTATAAACAATATTATGAAATAGTAAAAGAATTAGAAAAAATATAATGGAATTAGTTAACCTACCACAAAGCAGAGAGTTAGAAAAAAGCATACTTGGTGCAATATTGATGGATAAAAGAACCTTACCATTAGCTGTTGGACACCTTAAAACAGAAGTATTCTACGATTTAGGCCACCAAAAAATCTTTGACGTTGTAAAAAAGATGTATGATGATGGAGTTTATGTAGACATAACTACCCTTAACCAAAAACTTAAAGATGATGAGGCGTATAAAGAATTAGGAGGTGCATTTTACCTATCAAAGTTAACTGATAATGTAACTGGAGCACATAATGTCAACAGCCATATTGAGATGCTTATTGAGGTTTACAAGAAACGAGAAGCATTTATGCTGTTTAAACAAAGCGAATATGAATGCTTAGACAACGATAGTCAAGCTATAGATTTACTTTCTGTAGTCAATAGTAAACTTATAGCTTTACAAGAGTATGGAAATATCCATGAAAAGACAATAACTGATGTCATTTTATCGTTAAACCACTCAAGAGATAAGGCACAAAGCGGAGAGTTATTAGGATATGACACTGGATTTAATGAGCTTAACAACACTTTAGCTGGATGGTGCAGACCAGACTTTGTAGTCATAGCTGCAAGACCAGGAATGGGTAAGACAGCTTTTATGCTTTCAAGTATTTACCATCTATGTATTTTAAATAAGATTCCTACGGCCATTTTTAGCCTCGAAATGAGCTCCGAGCAGTTAGTTGAAAGGTTAGAGTCAATAACGAGTGAGATACCGTTAAAACGCCTTAGAATGAATAATTTGAATGACGCAGAAAGAAAGATACTACTAAAAACTGATGATAAGATATTACTTTCCCCTCTACATATTGAAGATATGGGCGGTATAAGTATTTCGCAACTTAGAGCAAAGGCAACCATTATGAAGCAGAAGTATGGCATTAAAGTAATCTTTATCGACTACCTACAGCTTATGAGTGGACAAGGTAAAAACAACCAAAACCGAGAGCAGGAGGTGAGTTTAATAAGCAGAAGCCTTAAATCCTTAGCAAAAGAGTTACAAGTACCGATTATCGCCCTATCTCAATTATCTCGTAGAGTAGAGGAACGAGGAGATAAGATGCCACAGCTATCAGACCTTAGAGAATCTGGTTCTATTGAGCAAGATGCTGATGCAGTTATTATGCTAATGAGGCCTAATTACTATGAGATGACTAACCCAATAGAAATTGGTGGAACTGAGTATGGCACAAATGACTTAGTTATATGCAAGGTTGAGAAGAATAGGCATGGCACAACAAAAAACTTGCCGCTTAGATTTTTACCAGAAACAATGACATTTATTGACTATAAAATTTAAAATATGGAATGTTTAATTATAAACGACAAAGGTGAATTAGATTTTAAAGGTGAAATATTTAGAGTGATGCCAGAATATCACTTATTGGCTAAAGAAAGTAAATTAGATATTCTAATTATGCTTATTAATTGGGCAAATGATGAAATAAAAAAAAGCCAATAGTTAGATATTGGCTTTAAGTCGGATTGGAATATTCGTGCAAAATATCCTGGGTTAAAAATACTTTGTAAAAGTATGATATGTTTATGTTATGACAAAATTTATTTTTTATAATTGTGGGTAAGCATAATGGATATAGAAACAGACGTAAGTTCGAGATAGAAGAGGCTCGTAATGCTGATGGTACCTATCAAGCTATTAAGTTATTCGCTAAGAACACTAAGATTTTAGTAATACAGATGCCTACAGCATTGTTAGATGGTTTTATGTGGTTAGAATATGAGAGAGACAACCAACCTTCTGGGATAGCTGATAAAAATGTAGAGTTCTTTGCTATTAACTTTGATTTAAGGGATAGGATATACTTTATGAGGTCAGAAATGCTAAGAAAAAAGGCTCGTAGGTACTTTAGAGTGAACAATACCAAGGTCGAAGGAAACGTCAAATATGTGCAAGTTCCAATAGAGGAGATGATTCGCTATGTATAATATATATAAATATATTGTAACTTTGGTTTATGGCAACATACAAAACAGCTTCCGAGCTGACCAAAATGATGATTGACTATTTAGGACAAAGAGGTATGGAAGTATGGAGAAATAATAACCTTGCTGTAAAAGGTCGGGCGTTTATTGGGAGAAAAGGAGTTCCAGATATAATCGGTTATGATAGAAAACATGGTCAGTTTGTAGCTTGTGAGATTAAAAAGTTAGGCGATAGGATTAGTCCAGAGCAGTTTACTTTTTTAACTCAGTTAGGATTAGCAGGAGGTTCAAGTATGTTATGTAGCCAGACATCAGATGAAACAATAAAATTAGAAATATTTAAAGATGGCGAAACTAAAATCTTCAGCTGGAGGGAATCAGAAAAAGAATTTCGGCAAACGTAAAATGGGTAGGGCTAAAAAATCTTACAATAAACACAGTCCGAAGCCTAAACAATACAGAGGCCAGGGCAGATAAAAATTAAATTATGGAAAACTTAGAATTAGAAAACAAAGAAGAGAAAGTAGTAAAAGCTACTAAGAAAGCTAAAGAGTTTGTATCTAACGAGACAATACAGCTTATTCAAGATATCTTGGATGATGGTACTGTAGACTTAAAGTGGAGAGAAGCCTTAAAAGCACAAGTAAAAAAATATAAAAAAGATGCAGAATAACTACGAGTACGATTCAGTCGTTGAGAATGTTATTAATCGTTTA